GGGAGGAATCCCCCCGGCGTTGCTTTCGGTTTCCGGTTTCGGTTCCACGGTGGGCGCCTCCACTTTCGTTTCGAGCTTCGGTTCCGGTTCGACAGTGAGAGATTCCACAGCGCGCCGCTTGTGCGCCCGCAGGAGCTGGCCCGCGTATTGACGGCTAACGCCTATCTCGCGCGCTAGGGCCGTCGCCGTTGCTTTCGCTTTCGCGAAACGTTCCACGACCGCATCGCGCGTAGGACCGGGCGGGATCTTCTTCGGCTTGTTGCTCATCGGGCCTCCCGGCCGGGGTACTGTGTGGCCTTCATGTAGCGGCGACGGACGACGGCGCGCACGCACGCGCGCCAGAGCCGGCCGCAGAAACCGACCGTCCAGTAGGCGACGAAAAACGCGCCGACTCCGGTCATGGAACCGACGAACGACCCAACCAAAAGCACTTCGGTTTCAGGCGTCATGACTCCTCCCTACTTGCCCAGGATCTTCCGCACCGGCCACGGGACCGAATCCCAGAAGGACGCTTTGACCTTTCCGGTTGCCGGGTCAGTGAATTTCGCCACAGCCGCGGCGCCTTCCTGCAGGACGGGATCGAATCGCTTCAGGTGCGCGTCCAGCTTGGCGTTGACCGTTACGCAGTAGGCAAGCGCCGTCTCCACCTTCGCGAGCCGATCCGAAACGATTGCGAGCTGCGCCCGCAGCGCGTCCAGCTCACCGGGCGCGGAGGGCAGGGGAGGGACGACCGGCGCGCCCGCGGGCGATGAGCCGATGGCGCCCACTGGACAGACTTTCTCTTCGGTCATGGACTCGCTCCTTGTTCGGAATCGCGGGCGAGCTGCGCCCGCAGCAGGGCCGCGTCCAACTTGTCAGCCCAGATCCCCGGCGCGACCGTCACGAATTGGGACCAGGGCAACTCCGCTTTCTGCCAAACGCCTTCGAACTTCAACCCGCAGCCGTGCGTCGGGCAGCACTCCAACGTCAGCCGACCCTCGGCCGCTTTATCCCTCGCCTCCCGCTTCAGATCCTCATGGGCATAGGGCTTCTCGAGGACCCAGGATTTCCAACGCTTATCGTCCAGGAGCCCAAAGCCGCGCGAGAGCCGGCGCCCGCGCAGCGCGGCGAGATACCGGAAGCCCTTCGTCTTGATGTATTTCGGCTTGCGGCTCCAATGGTGATCAACCGCGTACGTCACCCGGTGGACGATGCGGCCGGGGCTGTCGGCAAACTTCCCGTTCACCATGACCCGGCTGGGCAGCTCGTCGGCCACATCGGGGAACGCGCGGCGCAGCGCGTCGGCCCAGAGCCGCGGCAGCTCCAGGAGCCAATCACGGACCATGCCGGCCGTCGGCTCCTGCATCGGGTCGGACCACTCGCCCGCCCAGAAGGGCCCCAGGACTTCGAAGTGCGGATTGAAGCCACCGGAATCCCCGAGGGGATGGTGAACGACTTCGACGCCGGCCGTCCCCAGGACGGAAAGCCCAAAGGCCGACGCCACCCGGAATAGCTTGTTGAAAACCTTGCGGTCGAACGTGTCTTGAAACGCGTGCCGGCCGCGGCCGAAGAGAAGGCGGCGTATCGCTCGCGGGAGCGTAAGCACCAGCCGCCAGACGCCGGCGCACCTATCGAACTTCTCCAGCGCCTTTGCAACCTTGCGGGACTCGGCCTCCGACCCCTCCTCGCGGCAGCGCGGGCAGCCGGGCCAGCGGCAGGAAATCTCCCGGTAGTACGACTCCGACCGGTCCCGCTTGCATGTCAGCTTAGCGACGGACGACCCGCAGCGCCCCACGGCGCTAGCGAGCCGGTGATACCCGTACTGCCACAGCCGGTAGGCCGTCGGGTTGTCGGAGATGTACAGCGGGGCCGATTTCGACCCCCGGCCGGCCAAATCGAGCCACGGTTTGCCGCGCTTCTTCGACGGCGTAACTGCTTGCTGTTCAAGGCCGGTCGTCGGTTTGCTGGAGTGTCCAGGATAACCGGCCGGCGCGTTCGCGCCGGGGGAGGGGGCGGCGGGACCGGCGCCGCCGTAAAGTGCCCGGTATTCGGCTCCCTCCCGCGCCGCGTCACGGCGGATCTTCTCCGCGAGCATCGCGACTCGAAATTCGTCGGAGGGATGCGAAGCGGGGGCCGTCGGGCCAGCCACATACCCGACGGCGCCCCGCTCCTGGTGAGGGGGAATCGCGCTAAATTTATGCGGGGAAAGGGGCGGTTCCGAGCCTCCCCCTTTCCCCTGAAGCGATTGGGTGCTGTCTGAAGACAAGGCGACGTTTTCCTTTCACGTCACCCAATCGCTTCCTACTGCCCCGTCTGGACGCCCCGCGGGGCGCCCGGATGGGGCCGCGGCCGAAAGTGGCCGCGACCCTGCTTCGGTGGGTTGTCAGATTCGCGCGGGCCAGCTCCAGGAGCCGGGCACCTCGCCCTGTCGGACCCCGGCGAGGTAGAGATCCGGCGCGGGGCTATCGAGCATGATCTTCAGGTTCACCGACTCGTCCTTGTTCACCCGAAGAATCACGGCCGCCAGCACTTCGACGCCCCGCCTTCCCTGACGCCGATAGTGGACGATGCGGCCGATGGACGGGACCGTCGACGGCGCGGCCGACGGGGGCGCCGCTTGCGGTTGCTCGACCTGTGGCGCGGGCGCCTCTACGGGCGCCGTTTCCGTGGACGTGGGATCGCTCATGGGCAAATGCCCTCCTTTCTCAAATCAAAGGGGATTCGTACTGCCGAGGGTCCCGCCGGTCGTAGGGGACGCCGGCTGACTCCTTCTCCAGCTCCAACAGCGCCGATTCCAGGGCCCGCACGGCGCGGGACGACCCGACAGCCGTCCGGAGCAGATTCAGCGCGAATTTCAGACCGCGCAGGGCTACGGCGTACGCGCTGCGGCGAGTGATGGAAGGGACCGCCCGGCCGTCGCTCATGCCGATGCCCCCTCTACCAGAGCCAGTTTTTGCGTCTTCTCGAATGCGACGACCGCGGCCGGCTCGACCAAGCCGGCGCCGACGTGAGTCCGGACGTTGCTCTTGTGGACGTCGCCCAGCAGATGCCGGCGCCGCCACGGCCGGCCGACTTCAACCCGGCAGAACGCGCACCGCCACATACAGCGCGGCGACTCGGCGGCCCACTTCTTCGCGCGGATGAACCCGCAGGGAGGGCAGGGGACCGGCGCGACGTTGTGCCACGCCCTTGCGACGTCTTGCGCGCCGCAGTCAGGACAGGCCCGCTCTACCAGCAGCCCCGGAGAGCTTGCACGGGGAGGAATTCCGCTGTCGATCATCGGGGGCACCCTTGCCCCCCGGCCGCTACGGCGTTTGTTGCGGCCTGAACCTGGGATGCAACATTGAACGGCGCGAGTTTCGGCACCTTTGGACCGTGGACGTCCTTGACGTGACGTTCCAGGGCCGACAGCGGGTCCCGGTCGTTGACGGTGGCGCCGATCTTCCGGCCGCAGCCGGAAACCGGGCAGACGTACTCAAAGGGGCGCGTCATAGGGACGCCCCCTCCGCGACTACCCTAGCCTCCTGGAGCTTGGAGCGCCGGGGCTTGGCCTTGCAGCCGTCGCAGACGATTACCGGCGGCTCCCACGAATAGCGTCGGCCGCCGGGCTCCTGACCAGACACCAGCGGCACGTACACGACGGCGCCGGGTTCCTGTAGGACGTCGCAGAAGTGGCACCGCTGCGGATGGACTGTCCGGGCCGGGGTCGTCATCGGGACACCCCCGGCCGCTTCAGCGCGGCGACGGGCAGGGGGAACCAGAACGCGAACGGCTTCGGCTCCCCGAGATCCCCGCCCGCGTCGAACTGATTCCTGAACCGCTCCGCGCGCATCGGGAGCCAGACTTCCGCGCCAAAACCTCCGACGGTCGGCGGGTCCTTGTGTAGGTAGACCTTGCCGCGCGCCACGCCCGAGACGATGCCGGGCTTCAGGTGCCGGTTGATCGCCCGCGCGAGCGGGCAGGAAAAGCAGGACCCGGGGCGCCCGTTCTCAATGTCCCGCGCCGAGACGCGGACGCGGACCGCGCGGAACCCCGGACGGCCGACGTCGAGCCTATCCACGGCCCACCGCCCGCCGCGCGCGCTCCTCCATGAGCGCATCCGCGATCCTGAAAGCCTCCTGGGCGACCATCCGCGCCACGTCGGAAGGGTCCGCGCGCTGGCCGTCGTAGGACGACTCCCGCACGAGACTGGAGTTGGCGAGGATGCCCTGAACGACGTGGCAGACGAACGCGTCCCGCCAGAGATCCCGGGTCACTTCCTCCCAGACTTCGCGGAAGATGGGGAGCGCCGGGAGAACGGCCTTGCGGAGCTTTTCGGCCTCACGTTCGAGCCCCGCCAGAGGATTGGAATTGCGCCGAGCCTTCCGAGCCACGCGAGCCCCCTTTAGGCTCCGCGTTCGCCCCGCGCCTTCCTCCCCGAGCTAAGGTCCGATAATAGCCGGCCTTCGTTGCAAGGCCGCAGCCGCCCCCGTAGGGGCCGCTGGATCGGAGCCTAACCCGGAGGAGAGAAGGGCGCGGAGAGAACTACGGCAGCCGAATTATGCCGGACCGCGACGTGTGATCCACGCTCAAGGCGGGCCGTCGCGGCCGGCGAGTATTCAAATTCACGCGCGTGGATCACGGAAATAACCTAACTCACAATTACACGTTGTCAATGCTATTTCGACTTGCCCGCATCAGATCGCGGGACCGCCGCCGGGGCGATGCCGCCGCCCACTTCCGCGGCGCGGAGCGCGTCGACCTTGCCGGCCTCGGTCGGGGCGCCGGCCGCGGCTCCAACCCCCGCCGCCTTGCCCGCTCCAGATTCCACCGGTGGATTGCATCCGGCTACGACCGCGAGAATCGCGACGACAAGGAATCCGCGCATGTCAACCCTCCCAATTTGCAGGGGGATTATACGCCGGGCGCGGGGTCTTTCGGCTTCGAGAAAAGCGCCTTGATGAAAGTGAGCGGGTTTTTCTTAGCCTCGTCGTACGCCACCGACGCTTTGTAGCCCTTCCAAGCCGCCGTGACGAGGATCGTCGTATTCACCGCCGTGAGGATGACTAGCATGGCCGCGGTCTTCTTGCTCACTTGAACGACCTCCAGACGTAGGCGGCGATGAACCCGGCCACCAGAATGCCGCCGCCGATGAGCCAGGGGCGAGCCTTTCGGAAAGCCTCGGCCGCGGGCTTGCCCGCCGCCTTCGCGGCGTCCGCAACAGCGGCGCCGTAGTGTTCTGCCGCTGTCTTAATCGTCTCACCCGTGATGAAGTCCCCCGCGAACGTCTTGACTGCAACGAACACAGGGTTTGGCGACAGGAATTTCGTGATATCCGTTACTCCGCGCACCAGGTCGTCATAGGTACGGCCGAGCAGCGCGACGGGGCCGCGGTCCCCCGTGCCCACCTTATCGAGCTCAGCTTCGACGCCGGGTTCCCCGAGGAAGTCCCGGATTTCGTTCGCCTTGGCGTTCGCGAGCCGATAGAACTCCTGCGGATCCATCGCCCCCTTTTTAAGTGCGAGATCGTACGCGCTCTGAAGAAGGGAATTCGCCCGCTCAATCGCGCTCATTTTGTGTACCCAAATCGCCGGTCCAGCTTTTCCTCCATCCGCCCGACGGCCTCGCGGAGGTTCTTAACCTCCGTTTCAACCCGCGCCATTCGCTCGACCAACGAAGCCTCGGGAGACGGCGATGGGGACGGCCCGGCTACCGTAACGGTGATGCCGAGCGCGGACGCCGCGCCCAGCAGCGCCGCCACGATGACCGACAGCACACCTTTCCTATTCACGATCAGTTACTCCGCTCCAGCATCCCGATTGCCTCGCGCTCCTCCTCCGGCGTCAGATCCCCGAGCAGCCGCCATTTTCCGTTCTCCTTGATGGCGCAAACACGGCCGCCATTGGGGAGGGTCAGGCACGCTTCGATGTCCGGGATGATGCGGTCAGCCGCTTCAATCCACTTGCAGCCGGCGCCGGCGCAGAGCATGACGGCCCAAAAGACCAGCAGCGCGGACGCCAGGATGAAACGCTTCGTCACGCCGATACCCTCCGCTCGACCGCCACCAGCCCGCAATCCATCAAAACCCGCTCCCAATACGCGTGCTGCGCCAGAACCCACCGCCGCAGGGCCGGGGACGGCGGCTTGTTGATGGCTGGATCTTTCCCGCAGGAGGCACAATAGCGATCATCCAGCCAGGGGAGCCGGGGCCGCCACAGCGTCATCGTACTGACATGCTTCTCGCAGCCGGGGCAACGAATCTCATGCGTTTCCATGGCTCAAATCTTTCGAAGGATTTCGATTCCGGCGCCGCCGTTTTCCCCGGGGCTCGAATTGTTGACCCCAGCAGCGCCGAGCCCGCCGCCCGCCTCTACCGTGATGCCCGCGCCAGACGCGGATGCACCTATCGCGATTCCTCCCCCGCCGCCGCCGCCTCCGCCGCCGCCGCCTTGCGTCGAAAGGACGATGCTCCCCTTCGCCACGTCGGGAGCCCCGCCATTCCCGCCTTTAGCGGAAACCGTCGGCCCTCCCGGGGCCGTGTCGCAGACCAAGACGGCCAAACCGCCGCCGCCGCCGCCCGAGCCGGCGGCCCCGCCGACCTGCCAATTGGCGCCGGCCGCGACGTTCGCCGCTTGGCCGCTGCCGCCAGAGCCGCCGGCGCCGGCAATGCCGCAGCCGCCGCCGCCGCCTCCGCCGCTGTGAACCCATTCCCCGAAATTGTTTGTGCTCATATGGGCGCCGGTCCCGCCAGGTCCGCCCCCTTGGCTGCGCCAGGGGCGCGTATCCACCCCGGTCGCATCAGCCACGGCGAACGGCTGGAGAAGGATTTCGGCCAGCGTCCACCGGATGAGGTTCCGAGTATCCGGGAGCCCAATGGTCGTACGACCACCGCCGAGCCCGCCCGCGGCGCCGTTGCCGGCGCCGGCGAACTGAGCTTGCGCGGGAGACTGCGGCTTGGCGGGGGTGTTGATGTTGGCCGCGTTCCGCCTAACGATGTTGTCCACGACCGCGGCATTCGAGCCCGTGGAGCCGTGAGCATTCCCGCCAGGAGCTGTCCCTGTCGACGCGGAGGCGGTTACGCTGCCCCCGCGTGCATAGACTTTCAGCGCGCCGGTAACGGTCTTAGCGAAGACATAGACCGCGCCGGCGCCGGCGCCGGCGGCCGGGCTCAAGGACAACCCGTCATTCGTCGCGGCGGCGCCGGGATTCGTCCCGCCGTCGCCACGCTCCATCGCGTCGATTTGCCCGTTACCGGTGATTGAAACCGTCGCGTGGATTCGGATATATCGGTCAGTCACCGCCGGCCGCAGCCGGAAACCTTGCGTTGCAAGAGTCGTGTAGTGTTTGACGTTGGCCCCGGCCGGCAGGACGGTATCCGCAACTAGCGTTTCAACTCCGTCGATCCCGGAACCGAGCATGTACTCAGCCCCAAACGATCCCGACGGGGCGCCCGGGAACCGAGAGATACCGGCCATTTTCTTCCTACTTCCAGACCTGAACCCCGACCCTGAAGGGGCCGGCCGCGGCTGCGACCAACCGCACTTCCTGATCCGCGATGCCGCTTTCAAACTCAACCGCGAGCTTGCCGCCGTTCGCTTCGATGCTGTCGCCGCTCCCGGCGACCGCGAGCTTGCCGCCGCCCGCGACCCAGAGCCGCTCCGCCGTCGGGTTCGTGATGACGTACCGCCCGCGTGCGGGATCGGCCGCAAGGACGACGACCCCGCCCGCGGCGTTCGTCACGTCCGCGAAAGTCGGGTCCTGCGCGACCTTGCCGGGGACGGTCGGACCGAACTCGGCGCCGGGGATCGAGAATGCCGCGTCCGCGATGACCGCCTTAACCACCGTGCCGGTCGAAACGACGACCGGCGTATGAACGAGGTAATCTCCCTCCCACTTCAGCTCGAGAATTCCGAAATTGCTTTCGAACGTGAGCCCATCCGCAAGCATCGTCGCGGGAGTGCGGCGCGCGGATGCCTTGATCGCGTGCAGGACGCGTTGCTGCTTGGGAACGTAGAGCCGCAGATTCGGCCGGGTCGTCTGGACCCTGACCCATTCCCCCTCCCGCAGCTCCTGGGGAATCTGGTCGTGAACCTGTTCCAGCGTGAAGCCGGGAAGGCCGTCTCCGCGCAGAGTCGCGGCCCCTTTGAGATCGGGAGGAATCCGAGGCGCCATACCCTTACGCCGCCTTTCCCTTGCGCATCATCCGGTAAAGCCCGTAACCCCCGAACAGAACGGCGCCGCCCGCCGTGACCTTCGCCCACGTCGGGAACCCGGCGCCCTTAGCGCCCGCGGCCGATTCTTCCGCGCCAGCCTCGCCGGCCCCGAGCCCAGCGCCGGCGCCGGCGCCGTCATTCATCGCCAGGGCGAGCAGATCTTCGATCCCGGGGAACCCGCCCGTCGGCAGCTTCGAATCCCCCGCCACCTTCTCGTAAACGGAAACGGCCGTCGGCGCGATGCCGAGCAGGGTCTTCCCGATAGAGCCGAGCGTTGCGAGGATCCCACCGCCGGCGCCACCGGCAGCGGCCGCGGCCGCGGCCGCCGCCCCGCCCGCGGCGGTATGAGCCGCGGGAGCCACGCCACCGCCGAGAAGCGCCGCCTGACTGGCGTTGGGCACCGCGGCGGCCGCGGGAGCCGCGGCCGGTGCGAGAAGCGCCTTGACTGCGGCGGCGGCGTTGCCGAGGGCGATACCGATGCCGGCCGCCGTGACGACGCCGCGGCGCTGATCCCGACCTTCGTCGCGAGCATCCCGTCCGGATTCGCCGCGGCCGCGCGCGGCCGTCGCGCCGAGATACGGGGCAATCGCCGCTTCGGCCGTGCCATAGAGCCCAGCGAGGATCGTCCCAACCCCGGGGAGTGCGTATGACAGACCGGTCGTTACTGCGCCGGTGACGAAAGGCTGCGCCTTGGCAAGGACCGTGATATTCCGCCGTCCGACGCGCTTGAAATCGTCGTCCAGCTCCGAGAGCTGCTTGCGCGTCCGCTTCCCGAATCCGCTGATTCGATCGCTCAGACGCCGGCGGAATTTCCTGAAGCTTGCCATTGCTGGCTGCGGGCCTCCATAGCGGCGCCCCAACAACAGGGGCGCCAGTATCGGGACCCTTAGAACAAGTCCCCTTCGCCGCGGGCGCAGGGCCGGCCGGCCGACGGGTTATGAGCCCCGATCCGGCCGGCCCCGCCGCACGTCGCGACGGTCTAGGCGACGATCTTCGCCGTGCCCTTCGCGATGGCGCCGCGCGGATTGACCTTGAACATGACCGGCAGGTATTCCTGGGTCTTCACGAACGCCGCCGCCGTGTCGATGTACAGGACCGAGTGATGCTCGACCACCCGCGGGACGTCGAACGGGATGAAGACCGGATCGAGGATATCCCCATTGATCCACGGCTTCAGCTTCGCCAGGAGCTGCGCCCGGCGCAGCTTCGTCTGCTCGCGCATCAGAACGCCGTCCTTGTTGGCGAGCTGGAGCGTAAGCCCATCCGCGGCGACCTCCGTCGATCCCATGTCCATGACGATGCCGGCGCACAGCAGCGGCTGAAGCATCAGCTCATGGCGGTTGCGGACCTTGGCGCCGTCCACCATGTCGTTGAACGTGTGCGGCATCAGGTACGGGATCCAGTCCGGTTCGTCGGACTCCTCGTAGCCGATGATGCCGACGCCAGCCGTCGCGGCGGCCTTGAAGATCGTAGTCCACTTCTTCAGGCTGTCCCCGGGGAGCCCCACCGTCGAATCGCGGCGGCGGCCCGCCTCCTCGACGTCGGGCAGGAGCTGGGAGAGCAGGGAGAAGTCGAACTCCCACGCCAGATCGGCCGCGGCCGGCACCTTGCCGCCGCCCTTGCACCACAGCGGCTCGAAAAGCGCGCGGAGGAAGATCGGCGCGACGTCCAGGAACAGCTCCGTTCCGACCTTCGCCTGATACCGGTCCACGCCGGTGCCGACAAACCCGTTGGTGCCGGCGCCGGCTTCGGTGTTTTCGTGGTAGATGCTGTTGATGGGGCCGCGGGGCAGGTGCTCGTCGTACGTGATCGTCTGCACGCCGCCGGCGATCGTCTTCGTCTTGTCCGACCAGTGATTGTTTTCCAGACTCATCGTCTCAGCTCCGCAATCTCTCGACCGCAGCAGGGCCGGCCGGCGACAGGCCGACGGGCCCGCCCGGCTACTTGACTTTCTTCTCCAGGTAATCCGCGCCGGTGTAGCCGGCGCAGAGCCCGATGGCGCCGAACGCGGCGAGCGAGGCATCCCGGATGAGCGCGCGGGCCGTACCGGGGATCATCGAGGCGCCGGGGACCTTGTTCGCGAACTCTGCGAGCTTCGGCACCGCCACGGCGCCGAGGCGCATCCCGACCGCGCCGAGCCCGACCGTCGCGGCCGGCTTCACCGCGTACCGCACAACCGACTTGAGCACGCCCATCCGAGCCTCCGTCTTTCGCCGCGGGTCATCCGCGCGTACGACGGTCTATACCGGGACAGGCAGGTGGGAAAGTTACGTGATGCCGCCTACGGTGCTACCTACGGTGCTACTGACGGTGCGTTTTTCTGAATGAACCCCTTCAGCTCCTGCCGAATCAGGAAGCGGAGAAAAGCGCCTTGGCTCTCGCCATAGACGCTAACCATCCGCTCCAAGCCGACTTTGAGATCCGGCGGAACCTGGAAGGAAACGCGTTCCCACGCGTTCGCGCGGCGCGGAGGCGGGCGGCGCTTGCCCTTAGACCGATCTGTCGATTGAGACATGCTCGCCCCCCTTTCCAGCTTTCGGGTCCGCAAAGGCAAAATGTGTTGTGACCTGCGGCGCCAGCTTGCACGCCGGCCGCGTCGACGTCCCGCACCGCCCCCCGCACCCGTACCAGTCATGGACCCGCTCCGCGTCGGGGCCGGCATCGAGCCGGAAGATTTCCCAACGGCGAACGGCATGACGGAGCGCCGGCGGAATGTAGACCGGCCGCTGCGCACAGAGCCAAACGTAATTTGGCCCGCGGGCGCCGTGGCGGAACATGATCGCGAGCCGGGCGAGCTCGTCGTCAACGTGGGTGAAGTTTCCCGAGCCCAGCCCTTTTTCGCTGATCGCCTGTACATCGTCGACGACGACGCACACGCCGCCGAGCTTGCAGACCTTTTCCCAGAAACGATCCCGCGCCAGCGACGCGCAGCCCCGCGGCGCCGGATCGTTTTTGGTCATACCGTGCCGGCACCAGCGATCAGCGCAGCGCGTCGGAGGAGTGAAGACCTTCGGATGAACGCGCCGCGTCCAGACGTCGTAAATGACCTCATCAACGTTCGACGTCCGCGGCTGCCGGATGTAGGATGCCGACCCGCCGCAGTCCATCGTCACGCAGATCCCCGGGAGCCCGCGCCGAATCAGATCCGCCGCTTTCGTCCGCTGTTCGATAATGGCCTTCGTCGTCTTCCCCGTGCCGCCGACCCCAACGCACGCGATGAAGCCGCCTTCCATCCATCCGCCGACAGGCACCATTTCAAAGCCCCGGAATGTTGTCCCGCTTCGTGAAGTCGACCCCCGACCCGCCCTCCGTCGACGGCTCAGCGTCCGCCCCCTCCGACGCGGCCGACTCCTGCGCGGGCGGGGGCGCCTCCCGGCGCGGGCGCGTCATCGGCTGATTCTCCGGAGGGCTACCGAAAATCTCGTTGACCCGGAAGACCTCCACGAAACAGCCAAGGCCCAGTCCGATCCAGCCCTTCACAAGCCCGCCGAGCTTGTGCATCTTGTCCTCGTTTTCGTCCATCGCCAGATCGAGGATTTCGTTCGGCTCGTCCAGCTGCTTGAGACGCGGATCATCGGCCGCCACCCCATGCACGCGGCGCGCGAGCGTCTTCCCGAACCCGCGCCCCATGAGCGTTGCCAGCCGGCGGCCGGCCTTGACGCGTTTCTGATCCAAGGCCGATGGCGCGGGGCCGATGACCTCCGGCTCGAATGGGCCAGGGCCGGCCTCCCCTCCCGCGCCGCCTTCCGGAGGAATCCCGCGCATTGCGTCATCCAGCGGATTCGACGCGGCGGCGGCGGGCGGGGGAGCCGCTTCCGGCGTCTGGGGAAGGGGAGGAATCCCCCCGGCGTTGCTTTCGGTTTCCGGTTTCGGTTCCACGGTGGGCGCCTCCACTTTCGTTTCGAGCTTCGGTTCCGGTTCGACAGTGAGAGATTCCACAGCGCGCCGCTTGTGCGCC